ATCCCGGACACTGCGGCCAACCTGACCAATGGCGACCGGGACGCCGCCTTCACGCTCGACACTGACGGCTTCACCGTGGACACCGGCAACATGAACGCGTCGGGCGATCAGTATCGGTATTTCGCATGGGGCTGAGATGATAGAGCTTCCCGCAGAATTGCAGGCGCATCTCGACACCGGCGCGACCACCCTTTGTTGGTGCTGGCGTCTCACGCGGACGGACGGCACCGAGCTGGGCTTCACCGACCATGACCGGGACGTCAGCTTCGACGGCACCACATTTCAGGCAGACAGCGGGTTCACGGCAAGCGAAATCGCCTCCTCGGTCGGTCTGAGCGTGGACAACCTCGAGGCCGAGGGCGCGCTGCAATCCGGGCACATGAGCGAGACTGATCTTGCCAAGGGGCTTTATGACAACGCGGTTGTCGAGGTCTGGCGCGTCAACTGGGCCGATGTCGCGGAGCGGGTGTTGGTGCGCAAGGGCAATCTGGGCGAGGTGACGATCCAGGACGGGGCCTTTGTGGCGGAAATCCGGGGGGTGGCGCACGCGCTCAACCAGACGCAGGGCCGGGTCTTTCAGGCACAGTGTGACGCGGATCTGGGCGATGCGCGCTGCACGGTTGATCTCGACAGCGCGGCGTTCAAGACCTCCGGCACGGTGGACAGCACATCCTCGGACACGCGCTTTGTCGTGACCGGCCTCGACAGCTTCGATGCCGGGTGGTTCACGCGCGGCTTCCTGACATGGGATACCGGCGGCAATGCCGGCCAGAAGATGGAGGTGAAGCGCCACACCAAGGCGGACGGGACCGTGACCATCGGGGTGTGGCAGACGCCTGCGGTGGCGGTGGCAGCGGGAGACACCTTCACCATCCGCGCGGGCTGCGATAAGCAGTTCACAACCTGCCGGGACAAGTTCTCCAATGTGGCGAACTTCCGGGGCTTCCCGCACATTCCGGGCAATGATTTCGTGGTGCAGGTTGCGGAACGGAACGACCCGGACAATGACGGCGGGAGTATGAATTAATGGCCACATTAGTCCTGGGCGCAGCCGGCGCGGCGGCGGGGTCTGCCCTGCTGCCTGCCGGCGTTTCCGTGTTGGGGGCAACGCTCGGCGGCGCGGCTATCGGGCGCGCGGTCGGCACCCTTGCGGGGACCTTCATTGACCAGGCGCTTTTCGGCGCAACCGGCCAGGCGCAGCCCGGCGAGGGGCCGCGCATCTCTGACACGCAGGTCACGGCCTCCACCGAGGGCACGCCGATCCCGCGCGTGTATGGCCGCGCGCGCCTCGGCACGCAACTGATCTGGGCCACCAATCTGGAGGAGGTTGTCGAGAACAACGGGGGCGGCAACGATGGCTTCTTCAAGGGTATCGGCGGCTCCTCCTCCTCGAGCGGCAAGACCTACAAGTATTTCGCCAACTTCGCGGTCGCGCTTTGCGAGGGGCCGATCAGCCATATCGGGCGGGTCTGGGCCGATGGCGACGAGGTGGACCTGACGCTGTTCACGTACCGCGTCTACAAGGGCACCGAGACCCAGACCGCTGACAGCCTGATCGAGAGCAAGGAGGGCGCGGACAATGCCCCGGCCTATCGCGGGCTTGCCTATATCGTCTTCGAGCGCATGCCGCTCAATCAGTTCGGGGACCGCATCCCGCAACTGAATGTCGAGGTGTTCAAGCCCGTTGATGATCTGGAAAAGGATATCCAGGCGGTCACGGTGATCCCGGCGGCCAGCGAGTTCGCTTACGACCCGGAAGAAACGGTCATCCGTGATATAGGCGCGGGGTTCTGGGAACCCACGAACAACTGGACGAAACGCGAGGGCACCGACTGGGCGGTCTCGCTCGACAACCTCCAGGACGTGATCTCCAACGTGGACGCGGTGAGCCTGTTCGTGACGTGGTTCGGCGATGATCTGCGCTGCGGCCAGTGCGACATCAAGCCGAAGGTGGACACCAGCGACAAGGACACCAAGCCTTATTCCTGGAAGGTGCAGGGGATCGGGCGTGGCGGCGCGGAGGTGGTCAGCGACAAGCCCGGCGGCGGCGTGGCCTTCGGTGGCACCCCGGCGGACCGGGCGGTGCGCGATGCCATCGCGGATATCCAGGACCGGGGCCTGAAAGCCGTTCTCACGCCGTTCCTGCTCATGGACATTCCCGAGAATAACGGGCTGAGCGATCCTTATTCGAGCGCGACAGACCAGCCGGTTTACCCCTGGCGCGGGCGGATCACCTGCGACCCGGCCCCCGGCGCGACCAGCACGGTGGATCAGACCGCCACGGCGCGCACGCAGATCGAGAGCTTCGAGGGGACTTGCGCGGTCTCCGACTTCACCATTACGACCGATAACGAGGTGATCTATAGCGGGCCGAACGAGTGGAGCTATCGCCGCTTCATCCTGCACTACGCCCATCTCTGCAAGGCCGCGGAGAACATCTCCGGCACGCCGGTGGAAGCCTTCGTGATCGGCACCGAGCAGCCTTATCTCACATGGGTCCGGGACCAGAACGATGCCTTCCCGTTCGTGGACGCACTGGTCACGCTGGCCGCGGACGTGAAGTCGGTTCTACCCAACACGAAAGTCACCTACGCGGCGGACTGGACGGAGGTTGCGCCCTTCCAGACCTCGCAATTCGGCGGGCCATCGGGCGAGATATTCTTCCACCTGGACCCGTTGTGGTCCTCGCCCAACATCGACGCCATCGGCATCGACAACTATTGGCCGTTGTCGGACTGGCGCGATGGCGAGAGCCATCTGGACTTCCAGGCTGGCAACCCGTCGATCTATGACGCGGCCTACCTGCGCGGCAATATCGAGGGCGGCGAGGGTTATGACTGGTTTTACGCCTCGAAAGCGGACCGGGACGCCCAGACCCGCACCGACATCACCGACGGGGCCGGCAAGCCGTGGGTGTTCCGCTTCAAGGACATCAAGTCGTGGTGGGAAAACCAGCACTTCGACAGGCCGGGCGGGACCGAGAACACCAGCGCGACGACCTGGACCCCGGAGAGCAAACCGTTCTGGATGATGGAACTCGGCTGTCCGGCGGTGGACAAGGGGGCCAACCAGCCGAACGTGTTTTTCGATCCCAAATCGAGCGAAAGCCAGCTTCCCTATTATTCCAACGGCTCGCGCGATGATCTGATGCAGCGCCGGTACATCACGGCGTTCCTCGGATACTGGGACGAGAACGACCCGGACTTCGTGGAGGCCAACAATCCGCAATCGAGCATCTATGCGGGGCGCATGGTCGATCTCAGCCGGGTGTTCATCTACACTTGGGACGCGCGCCCCTATCCCGCGTTCCCGAACCTGGACTTCATCTGGTCGGATGCCGAGAACTGGAAATTCGGGCACTGGATCACGGGGCGGGCCTCGGACGCGCCTGTCTCGCAGGCCATCCGCAAAATCCTCGCGGACTACGGCTTCGAGAATGTCTCGATCCCCACGGTTGCCGGCGATCTCTCCGGCTATGTGATCGAGCGCAACATGTCGCCGCGCGATGCCTTGCAGCCGCTCGAGACCACGTTCTTTCTCGATGCCGTCGAAAGTGCCGGACAAATCGCCCTGCGCGCGCGTGGTCAGGCGGAAAGCCTTGGAACCGTGGATCACGACGGTGTTGTCGAAAACGCCCGTACAGCGACGCGTGTGAGCGTTACACGGGGTCAGGAGACCGAACTGCCGGGCCGCGCGCGGATCAGCTACTTCGACGCGGAAAACGAATACAAGAGCGCCAGCGTCGAGACCCTGAAACTGACCGGGGCCTCGGATCGCGTCTCGACGGTCTCGCTGGCGGCCACGGCGCGCCAGTCGGTGATGTACGCGGCGGCTGAAAAGCTGTTGCGTGAGCAGTGGGCCGCGCGCGAGCGGTTGTCGTTTTCCCTGCCGCCGTCGCTGATGAAGGCCGAGCCGGGCGATCTCATCACGGTGAACACCGGCGCGCGCAACCTTCCGGCACGGATCACGCGGATCACGCAGGGCGCGGCACTGGAGATCGAGGCGCTGAGCCACGAGCGCGGGGTTTATGAGGAACTGGACGCGCCGGACACCTCGGGCACGCCGAACACCAGCACGGTCTACGGGCCGCCGGAGGTGGCGTTCATGGACCTGCCGCTCATCACCGGGAACGAGGTGGCTCATGCCGGTTATGTGGCGGCGTTCTCCAACCCGTTCGGCGGGGTGGATTTCTACCGCTCGCCGCAGACCACGAACTTCAACCTGAATAGCCAGGTCGCCGCCCCGTCCACGCTTGGCGAGACCGAAACCGATCTTTACTCGGGGCCGACCTCGCGGTTTGACCGGGGCAACGTGCTGCGCATCAAACTGTTCCCGCAAGGGGTCACGCTGGAAAGCGTCAACGATCTGAGCCTGTTCGACGGGGCCAACACCTTGGCCGTGGAGGGCGCGAACGGGGCTTGGGAGGTGTTGCAGTTCCGGGACGCGCAGCTTGTCGCGCCGGGGGTGTACGACCTGACCAATCTGCTTCGGGGGCAATACGGCACCGAGGACGCGATGGCGGACCCGGTGGCAAGCGGGGCGCGGGTGGTGCTGCTCGACGGCAGCGCGGTCCAGGTGGCGATGGAACAAAGCGAGATCGGGCTGCCGTATAACTGGCGATATGGGCCAAGCCCGGAACCGCTGGATAACTTCGCTTACACGACCGTGCAGCACGCCTTTACCGGGCGGGGTCTCAAGCCGTTTTCGCCTGTGCATGTGGCGGGCAGCCGCGACGGCGCGGGCGACCTCACCATCTCGTGGATACGGCGGGCGCGCGTGAATGGCGATGCGTGGGAACCCTCGAGCGTGCCGCTGAATGAGCCATCGGAAGGCTACGAGGTGGACATTCTCGACGGGGCCACGGTGGTGCGCACGCTGACCGCCAGCAGCCCGAGCGTGGTTTACACGGCGGCACAGCAGACAACCGACTTCGGGGCCGCGCAATCGAGCGTGAGCGTGGTGGTGTATCAGATGAGCGATGTGGT